CCAGTTGCAGATGTAGCAGCGAGACGCCTTGACAGCGATAGCCCCGACACCAGTGCTGGTGTTCTCCACCCGCAGCCCGTTGAAGTCACAGTAGACCGCACCTTCAATGGTCAGGATTGCACCGCTTGGGTTGCTTCCGATGATGCGGCCATGGCATGTGATCGTTTTGTTGTAGGCGTCTTTTGTTGCGGCGGTGCCGGGGAAGCCAGCAACAAACCCGACCCGCAGCGCCGTGACTTTGAAATCAAGCGCCGGGATGTAAAGCGCCCCGCCTCGCTGGTCGGCGTTGCCTCGTGAAATCACAGCATCAAGAGCCGCCTGAATGTCTGCCGTCGCGTCATAGGTGGATGATCCAGCAAACAGCGCGGGCCACTCAGAAGGAGGGATGTAGCGCAACACGTTGACGCCTGCTGGGGCCTTTTGCTGCGCCCAATCAATCGCGGCCAAGGCGTCTGAGACTTTTGTGAAGGTGTGCGCCGTTGTCGCCACCATTTCATCACCCTTACCACTTGTAGGGCTAGTCAGGTCGGCGCGAACTGCAGCGGCCTCGGCTGCTGAGGTGGCGGCGGCAGCGCTGCTGGCTGTTGCACTTGCGGCGGCGGCTGTTGCGCTGTTGGCGGAGGCGAGCGCAAACCCGCCCGCGATGCTGGCGCCCTCCTGGGCCGCCGCCTGCGACAGCGCCGCAGAGGCAGCAGAAGCGGTGGCGTCTGCCTGGGCCGCTGCGGCACTCAGTGCTGCCGCTTCCACAGCCTGCAGCACATCCGCCACTTGCGTTGCTTCGATCTGGTCAGCGGACTCCGCGGCAACAAACACTGCTTGCTGCGCTACGAGATCGAGGTTGTTCTCGGCAATCCGCGCGCCGTTGGTGAAGTCCACCAGCGGCTGGTCTTTTGGGGTGTCCCGGTACACGCGCAGGATGCTACCGGTGGGCACCACAACCGGGAGGCTGAGGCGGTAGGCGGTGACAAAGTTGTCGTCGGTAACGGCCACCGGCGTGCGCAGGTAGGTCACCGGATTGAAAATTTCGGCCTTGACGTGGGCCGGGCTGATGTACCCACCGGCAAAATTGAAGTCCACCACGGTGGGGGCGGCGCCTGTGCCGGGGAACTCGTTGATGGTCAGGTAAACGGGGTTGGCCATGTGGCGCTCCTAGTAATTCGTCATTATACGTCCCGGCAGGAGGGGCCGTAGCCCCTCCCGTCAGTCGTCAGATTTCAGCAGCCCCAGGATTGGGGCCACCATTGGCAGGTTGCTCAGAGGCAGCTGCCGCGCGGCGGTGTACAAGTCGGCCTGCCCGCGCGCTACGCGCAGGCCCGCGTCGATGCTGCCTAGGGCCGGGACCATCCCTGCCACTCCGCCAGAGCCGCCGCGGGCGCCAAGACTCGCCTTGAGGTCGTCGTTCCACCCGCCCGCTACCGAAGACAGCAGCTCCAGAGAGTCGCCGCCCAGGCCGGACATGGACGAGTAGTTCATCAGCGCCGTCACCATCGTGACCGGGCGCCGCGCCTGCTCAAGGTACGCCTCGCGGTCCTCGCGCCCCAGGCTGTACAGCTCCGTGCGTGCTAGGTACACAGGCAACGCGAACGCCATCTGTGCCAGCATGACCCCAGCGGCGTAGCCGTAGGCGCCCGCCCCCGCACCGTAGTTCATGCGGGTGCGCGCCCACTGCTTCTCCATAGAAGTCAGGCCGAACGTGCGCAGCTGCAGGATCAACTTCGCCACGTCGTCATGCGCCCACGCACCACGCTCGCCGATGAACGAGCCCTGGATGATCTGTCCCACCCCGCGGTGCACGGCCTGCAGCAAGTCGTTCTGCGCCTTTACGCTGCTCAGCTGGGTGATGTCAAAGCCAACGGTGCGGCCCTGTGCATCCTTGAGCAACGCCCGCGGCAGGTCCGCCTTGACGGCAGTCGCCAGCGCAGCGTCAATACCCATGTCGCGCAAGGCAGCCGTACTGTCCCCAGCGGCGATCATGTCCAGCGCCTTCTTGACGATGGACTCTGCGACCATGCGGTGCTGCCCGGCCATGATGCCACGGAAGAACGACAGCTGGTTCTGTAGGTAGTTGCCGCTGCCAAGCAGGCGCTGGGCCAGGGAGTTGCCTTTGCCGTAGGCGCGCAGCAGCTCGTCAGGTGGGTCCAAGCGGGCGACCATGTTGAATGGTTCCATGCCGAACTCGAAGCCCTGCTCGCGCTCGAAGCTCGTGAGCCACGGATTGTTCACCACCTGTCCGCGCTTGAGGCGCCCGACCTCGCCGATTTTCTGGGGCAGGATCGCCACGCCTTTGAGTAGGGCTGTGAACCCCAGGTGATGGATCATGTTGCCCATTTCGGCAAGCTGCGTGAAGCCCATGCCGCCCAGGCGCTGCAGGCGTACCAGCGACGACAGGTTGGCAGCCACTGCGCTGCGGCGCTCGCCTACCCACGGTGTACCCAGGAACTCAGCGAACACCCGCTCAAGCGCTGCAACCTCCTCGGGCGCTGCCCGCAGGTCGCCTTGCGCGGCGGCGATGTCGTTCAGGATGTTGTTCACCCCACGCTGTCCAAGCACGTTGAACTCGGCCAGAGCCGAAGCACCGGCCACCCGGTTGGCGTGTTGGCGCGTCAGCACCTCCACGTCGGTCGAGTAGTAGTCCAGCACGCGCTTGCCGTTCGGCAGCACGGCCAGCAGGTCCACGTCCAGGCGGCGCTTGTTCTGCGGCTGGGCACCGACACGATCCAGCTCGGCGCGAGCACGGCTATTCAGGCTACGGGACTGCAGCTTCATCTCCTCCAACGTGTCACGCACGGCGGCGGTCGGGCTTTCCAGCGCCACAAAGTCCACGCCTTTCTGTCCGTTTGCACGCTTCTGCGCGCGCTGCAGGTAGTACCGGCTGAACTCATCGCTGAACTGCTTGCTCCAGCCGTAGGCCGCTTGCCAGTGCCCGCTCATGTGGGCAGCCAGCTGCTCCAATTCCAGAGGTGCGGCTGCAGCAACTGCTTCTCCGCGCAGCGCCTGCGGGGCGTACCCCACGGCGTCAGGCGGCAGCAGACCAGAGCCCAGCGTCGAGGCTGCCTTCTGAGCATCCAGGCTTCGCTGGTACACGGACTGCAGCTGGTCAGCAGCGGCGCGCACGGCGGCGTCGTTCGTGAGCGCGTTGCCGTAGCGCCGGTTCAGAATCTCGACGTACACATCCTTGTCGAACTGGCGCTTGACGTTGCCGGTCAGGTGGTCCTCCACGACACCCCCGCCATTGCGGCGGCGGTAGTCAGAGTACGCCTGCCCGTACACTGGCAGGGAGTTGCCCATTATCCGACGGTGCAGCATTTCCTTGCGGATAGCTGCGCTCTGTCGGCGCCCGGCCGCGCCTGTCGTGGTCTCGGTCAGGATGCCGGCCATCATGCGGACGATGGGGTTGGCACTGGCTGCCATCTTGAGGCCATCCGACACGAAGTAGTCCCGGGCCATGCCGCCCTTCTTGGCGAGGTCTGCGGCCAGGGTCTTGAGGCGCTCCGTGTTGATCGGGTTGCGCTGCAGCCAATCCTGGGCGTGCTGATACATCGCGGCAGTGTGGCGCTGCGCCAGTCGCGCATGCTGCTGCGGGCTCAAGCCCGGGGCGCTGAGCACCGGGCCGTAGCCCGGCTGGTCCGCTGGCCGCGCCCACGTTACACCCTCGGGCAGGTCCTCGCCGTAGCGAATCATGGCCTCAATCAGCTGCCCCGCCTCTTCGGCTGCGGACATCGGAGCACCCGTGGTGCGAGGCAGCCCCAGCAGCTTGAGCACCGCACCCCAGAAGCGATCCAAACCGGTCGGCTCTGCGTAGCCCTTGCCGGGCATCTTCGCCAGTGCGCTGATGGTTTCGCGGTCGGACATGGCCTGGGCCACGAACTCGTCCACGTTCTTCGTCGCGTAGTTGGCGCCGGTACCCACCTTGGGGTTGTACTGGCCGTCGCGCTGCAGTTGGTCGATCAGTCCTGCGCGCAGCTCTTCCAGGCGATCGTATGCCTTGCGCATGGCCGGGGTAGCGTACTTGCTGCCGGACTGCACAGCGATGATCGCCTTTGCCGTAGCCGCGTGCACAATCTCGTGCACCGCAATCGCAAACTGGTTGCGGTTGTTCAGCTTGTCGCGGGCTGGTAGGGATTTGGCGTCCTTGCCCGGCAGCACCAGCCGGTCGGTGAGCGGGTTGTAGCTACCCCGCTGGATGCTGCCCGACACGCCATCCCGCGTGCCAGTCGCGGCGTCGAACTCGGCAACCATGTCCTTGATCCGCTTTGGCAACACTTCCAGCAGGCGGGTAGCCGTCATCCGCGCCAGCCCGGCCTCGCGCACGGCATCCACGCCGTTGCTAGCGTTGGCCTGGAGGCTGGCCGCGTCGGACTTCAAGCCCTCGCGCAGCACGTCCTCGACGCGCATAGTGCTGCTGATCTGCTCCCCTGCCGGGAAGCCGTCAGCCTTGCGCTGGTCTTGTCGTACAGGGGCGCGGTCAGGGCCGGGCAGCTCTTCGATGGCCTGCTCCAGCTGGTAGACCTCAGCCTCAATCTCGCGCAGGCGCTGGGCCTGCTCCGGGACGGCGGCGTCAAGGTCGAGGGCCTCGGTCTGCAGGGCGTCGATCTGCGCCATGTAGCTGTCTGCGGCCTCGGCGGCTGCAGGAGCCTCGTCAGGACCATCAGGCTGGGTAGCCATTGGCTCGTCAGCTGCGCGGCTGGCAGGGGCCTCTGGTGCGGCGGCAGGCACATCCACATCGGGCAGATCGCCGTCGTCTAGGCGCACATCCTCGGCCAGCCCGTGCGGGACGGCCACGTCGTTACCACGATCCAAGGCGTTGCGCGGGGTGCTAGCGTCGTGCACGGCTTCCCGGATGTCCTTGGCCTGGGCCTCGATCACCGCCACGGGGTCCTTGCTCATATGCGTCTCAGCGTTGCTGATGGCCTTGGCCTCGATGTCGCGGGCGTGGATTTCCAGTGCACGCTCTGCCGCCTGCCGGTACGTGCCCCGCGCGAACGGGGTGTATAGCAGGGCACCCATCGCCGTACTCATGGCGTAATCCTCGACGGTCTTGACCTGTCCTCCAAAGTCCTGTCCGGCTTCCCACAGCAGGTTGCCCACTGCGGACTCGGCAGCGGCGGCAGCAACCGCGGCACCAGGGCGCCCTGCGGCGATCATGGCAGCGTGGCCGATCTTGGCAAGACGGAAGCCCTTGACTGCGGCGCCACCGGCCAGCCACGAGAATGGGTCAACCAGCGATACGGCAGCCTCAGCTGCAAAGCTCAGCCCGGCGCCTGCGTTGCCGTAGCGCTCGTCCTTCTTGCGCCACTCCAAAATCTGAGCGCGGGCCTGTTGGGCCTGGGCGCCGGACTTGGAGTTCTCGCGCAGGTACTCCGCCTCGGCGTCGGTCATGGGCATACCATCGACCACCTCAAGGTAATCGCGGTGATCCCAATAGTTCCAGTTCGGGTCCTCGTCAGCCTTGGAGAACTGCCCCACGACAGTGAACAGGCTGTTGGCCCGGCTGTCGTCGAACTTGTCTTTAATGACATCGGAGAATCCAACACTGTTGCGCGCAGTCTCTGCCGCGACCTGGGCGGCGATGGCGGGCGTCAGGGTGTCGGGCATTGTGGCATCCAACCCCAGCACGCGGCGGGTGACCTCTGCCTGCTGGGCCAGTTGCGCACTAGCAACCGCGGCGGGCGCCGGCAGGGACACCTTCGTGCCATTCGGCAGCTTGGCGCCGTCCCACAGGGAGGCGATGTACCCACGGGTTTCCGGGTTGTCCCAGCGTGCCTCGTCCCACCCGCCGTTGTAGGCAGCGGTGGCCTTGATCGGGTCCTTGAACTTTTGCAGGTTCTCCTTCATGACGGCGTGCGCCATGACGAGACCGTCCTCGAAATTGTCAGGGTTCAGTGGGCGCTTGACCCGGCGCTCCAGCTCCGCCCGAGTCTTGGGCATCACCTGGAAGTGCCCCTCGGCGCCTGCTGGGCTGCGCATATTCTTGCCGCGGGCGGACTCTTGCGCCCACATGCGGTCGAAGAAGTGGCTCGGCAAACCCAAGTCTGCGGCTGCGGCCTGCATTGCCTGCTCGGGCGACATACCTGCAAAGTTCATGGTTGGTCCTTAACGGTTGATTTCAAACACAGCCGTGCTGGCTGCTTCTCGTTGCCGCGCTGCGGCTTCCGGGCCGCGCTGATGCTGCTGGTTCCTCGCGCGCTCTGCGGCGTTGCCCTGGCGTATGGCGGCGACTCGGGCGGCGACCTCGTCGCTGCTGATTTGGGCGAACACGGTGCGGCCCTTGGCATCGGTTGACTCGGCCACGTAGCGGGCCTTGCCGCCCATGTCGGGCAAGCGTAGGACCAGTCGCGTGGAGTCATCCCCGCCGGCCGCGGCCAGCCGCTCCTGTATCAGCGCATTGAACGCCCGCGCAGTTTCCTTGGGCGGCTGCTGCGTGTAGCTTTCCAGCGGGCGGTCTTTGGCCCCGGCTGGGTCCACGTTTACCACCGCCCGGCTACCTACAACGGCAAAGTGCCCGGCACTGGCGGCACGCCCATACGCCCGCTCGGCAATCACATCATCGTCTATGCCATACTCTGGGCGGGCCAGGGCCTCGGCGCCTACGATGTTGCCGATCAGCGCGGCGTCATGGTCGGGTAGGTCCTCGGTCCAGATGCTTTGCGTGGGATCAGCGGCGTACTTGTTGATGGCCTTGACTAGCGACGCCTTCTCAGGCGGACGCACACGCCCCCGAGCCGCGCGGACGGTATTCTTGCGGGACAGGAATGCCATTTCGGGGCGCGCGCCGGAGGCTACGGCGACCGTGAAGTCCTGCAGCTCGGCGTTCTGATCTGCTGTGAAATAGCTACCCCGCACGGCCTCGCTGCTGCTGGCCCACAGTTGAGCGAGCTGGGCGTACCCGGCGTTGAACTCCGCCTTGTCCGGCGTCGCCTGCGTCCACCATGAGCCCAGGGCGGCGCTGACGGACTCGAACTTGCGCCCGGGGAACGCGGACAAGAACGCTCCGCGCTCTTGCGGCTGCAGCTGCTGGAACTTAACCAACGCCGCTGCCTGCACTTGCTTTGGTGTAACGCCGCCGCTCTCCAGCTGCTCCAGCCGGTAAGTGCCCTGGCCTTGTGTCATCGTGCCATACACGTCGAACACGCCCGTACCCTGCTCGTTGGTCAGCCAGGATTCCTGCACAGCCTCCTCGTGCGCTTTCACCGCCTTGGCCTGGGCCTGCAGTGCTTGGCGCTCAGCGGCGCTCTTCGCGTTGCGGGCTGCAGCCACGTAGCTGTCGTACTGCCCGAAGGGGATCAGCTGCCCGTACTCCAATGGCACCCCAGCAGCAGCCGCGGCCTCCTCGTTGATAGCCTCAATGCCCTTCACGATGTCCTCGTCCGTGGCATCCGCGCGGTCCTGCAGGTCCAGCAGGCGACTCACGAACTGTGGCGAAACTTTGACAAGCGAGGGACTTGCTGCGCGCCGGATGGCGTTTTCAACTTTGGCCTTGTCGTCAGGCTGCAGCTTGTCCAGCGCGCCGGTCTCCCGCAGCACTTGCACCACGCGGAACTGCCCCGTGCTCGCTGCTTCCTCGAAGAAGTCCACAACGTCGCGTTCCCACGTAGGCAGGTTGGCCCCGTCGTTGGGCACGATGGTCTCCATCAGGCCCTGCTTAGCGAGGCTCAGGTCGTGCTCGCTGTGCATTCCGGGTTCAGCGGAGAACATGCTCTCCAGCTTCGCTGCACTGCTGCGGAAGGCCGCACCCCGGGAGTTGCGCGCTTCCTGCTGTTGCCATCCCACATGCTCCTTGGTGTGTCGCTTGATGAGAGGGACTGCGGCTTTGAACAAGTGCCCGCGGATCATGGCGTCCGTGGCGTCGTCTCCTGTCAGCAGCCCATCGAGTTCTCCGTAGAGCTTCCCGGGCACGGCGCTGGGCGGCAGCTTACGCAGCTCGTCCATGCGCCCCTCAGTGGCGGTCACCCAGGTGTCCACAACGGCCTGCGCTTGGTAGGCGCGGGCGCCCTCCACCGTGGCGCTGTCCCCGAAGATGCGGGAGAACGCCGGCTGCTCGGCTTTGAGGTCGTCCAGGGCCACACCCGACGCAGCCTTAGCCCACCCGTCGAGGAACGCCTGCTCTTCCAGCTTGTTGATTTCCTTGCCCAGGTGCTCCTGGCCCAGCCGCAACAGGGTCTGCAGCGTCTTGTCCTGGGCCTGCGGGATCACCACGTTGCCGGTAGGCGTGCCGCTACCGCCCCGCATCCCGGCCTGTACAGAGGCACCCTCCTGCCCGGCCACGTAGGCAACGGGGGCGCCCGGCACTTGTGCCGAGAACGCGCCGGGGCCGCGCTCCTGCCCGCCCCGGCCTTGCTCAGAGTATCCACTCCACATAGTTGATCCTTACTGCATACGGAAGCCAGTACCGCCTGTGGACTTGAACCCAAGCGAAGAGCTGGGCGTCGTTAGAGCGTAGTTGGGATTCTGCTGCGTGCTGTTGAAGAAGTTAGAGGCACCCTGCGCCAACTGCTGCGTGGCCGCGGGATTCTGCACCGCCCACTGTGCGACATCGAGCAGCCAGTTGCCCTGCACAGGCTGAGCACGGCTGAATGTCTTACCGTAGTCGATGCCCGCGTTGTTGAACGTGAGGTCGAGCCCTTCGATGCTTTGGGGCATGATGCCCGCGATGCGCTGCTTGGTGTCGTAGTCTTGGTAGGCCGCAACACGACCACGGTAGTTGGCCTCGCGCTGCCGCTTTAGGCGGCTCGCCATGTCCACTACGTCAACGCTCGCGCCTGCCGCCCCGGCCATTGCGGCATTGGCGGCGTAGGCGCCTGCCTGCTCGGCGCTTTGCAGCTGACTCTCTACGCTCTCCGCGACCACTGCCTCGCGCTGGCGCATCAGCGTCTGCACTGCAGCGGCACGCTGCTGGCCCGCAGCCTTTAGGCGGCGGCTGTTGTTCTCCGCCACCATCCAGTTTGCGAGCCCGGACACGGCCGCAGCCTCGATGTTTTTGCCCTCGCGGATCACGTTGCTCGCAGACGCTTCGGCGTTGAGCACAATGTTCTGTGCTTTCTGTTGCTCGCGCCCAAGCCAGCCCGCGAAGAGTGACATTGCCAGCGAGCCTGCTTCTTGTAGCATGGTCTCTCCTTACACCCGACGGGTGTTGTTCATGTACTGACCGATCCAGTCGATGCTGGTGATTGCCAATGGGTGCCACAGCTTGCTCTGGATGGTGGCCTCGTAGTCGCGGACTTCCCGCCCGACGATGACCCGCTGCACCCCGGTGCGGGGCGTCAAGTGGCCGACGTAGGCTTGGCCGAAAGTCAGCCCTGTGTAGTCTAGGGCCACGTTGTTGCCATACGGCGTGGACACTTCCACGCGCATCCCGATGCTGTTGGCGTAGGCCATAGCCAGGGCACTGATGGTCGTGCGTCCCGTTACAATCGGTGCGTCGTTGGAGTCCCGGGGGAATGGTGACGTTAGGCGGATACTCGACGTGAAGGGGAACCCCACGTACAATCCGGCGACATCTCCAACCTCGGCCCGCAGCGCTGCTACCGTCTCGGGGGTCACGGTCTGCACACCCTGCCACGAGGCTGTGGGCACCGTGGTGGCGCCGTAGGCACAGTGCATGGATGCGAGGTCCAGGGCACGGGCCGTCAGGTCAGCTGTCGAGCGGCTATCCAGATACGGCATCAGCCCACTGCCGGGCACCAGTGAGAACTCGTCCACAGCGATACGCAGCGTGCCTCCGCCACTGCGGGCAAATAGGACACGGAGGCGATCCCCAATGGTGCTCAGCGCAATCACACGCCCGGCTGCTGGGGCGAACGTCCAGCGGCTCCACGAGTCCAGCAACCGCTCTTGCGCGCTGTCGATGTAGCGGAACAAGTACAATGCGTCGCTACCTGTTGCCTTTACGACCACGGCCCCGGGCATACTGATCCCGACCGCGTGCTCCGGCGCCCCAGCGATGTAGCTAGATAGTTGCTGCGTCACCTCGGCGCTGTTCGTCGTGTCGTCGGTGTTGCCCACGGCAATCTGGTACATGCGGGTAGCCACGTCATCCGCCTTGGCGTAGAACACTAAGTCGCCTAGCGCAAACGGGCGGAGGCGCACAGCATCCCGGTGGGCGCTGGACTGTGCCATCGTGGAAGTGGCGGGCGTCAGGGGCACCTTGCCGCTGATAGCGTACTGCTGCTTGTCGCCGAACACGATCAGGCTGCGGTCGAAGAACACACCATGCCGCAAGGTGTCATCCTCACTCCCGTTGGCGTACATCTCAACCGGGTCGTCATCCGGTACGGTCAGTGCAGACACACGGTAGAAGTTGAAGTAGTCCCCGATGCGGGAAGCGTTGACCACGTTCTCGCTGCCGATCAGCAGACGATCTTGGAACACGCCCATGTACGTGACCACCCGCCCAAGGAAGTGCGGAGCGGGCGACGAGTCGGCGTCCCCGGCTACACGTCCGCCAATGGGTGGCACGGTGATGTCGTGCCCCGGTGGCAGGGAGGCTTCTAGGTCGGCTGGCGTGGCGCCTACGTACATCACGTCGTTGTGCACGAGGCCGATGCAGAACGGGTTGGCCGGTACAGAGTTGGTGGCCGGACACTCGGCCCAGGTGACAGAGCCCACGCTGGCGCCCCCTATGGTCGAGGTGCCTGTGCCGGTAGCCTTGAGGTAGTACGACTCATCTCCGGTTGGGGCCACCTTCACAACCATATCTACTGGCGCAGTGGGCGGCAGCTCGGCGGCATCCCTGATTTCGAGGAAGGTGCCTTTGAGCAGGCTACCATCCCCAGCATCATCGACCCGGAGGTACTCGATGTCGGTGCTGGCGACAACCACCACGGTGGCGCCAACCAGCCCGACATCGCCCACCGCCGCGCCCGCCGCGGCCAGCGAAGCGCGCAGGCCCTCGGCGATTGCGGCTGGCTGGATTGCTGCGGCGGCGGTGCCCAGCCATGCGGTGACGGCAGAGTTGTATGCGTTGATGCGGTCGTTGACCTTCTTCTGGTACTCCGGGTCAGACGCCAGGATGTCGCTCGTGTCCAGCGCCCCGCCATACGACGAGGCGGGAGTGGTGTACGTGGCCGTGACCTCGGTGCCGCCTGCTCGCTTGAACCGAACGGTGAACGTGCGGCTGTACGCCCCGCCGCGCACTTGCACCGTGGCTCGGCGCTTGTTGGTCGAGGTCCCCCATTGCTCGGCGGTATCGCTGGACGTGACTGTGCCGGTGTGGGCCAGCAGCAGGAAGCGGCCAACCACGGCATGGGCGTTCACGCCGCCTGCCAGGGCCGTCACTGCGGCATCGCTGATGCGCGTCTGCAGCACCTGCCCATCATGGGTGGTGGAGTACGCTCCGCGCTGCAAGCACCACACAGCGGGACCCGTGGCGTGCGCCTCGTGACCGCCGTGGCTGTGCCCGTGCCCGTGTCCACCGGCAGGCGCCGCGCCAGGACGGCGCAGCAGCACTGTCAGCTCCCGGTCCTCGATCTTGATGTCTTCGCCCCGGTAGCTGACCGCGAGGTCGTCCGCCGTGGTGTGCTGCACTGCGGTCTCATGGACCAGCACCGAGCCCTGGCGGCGGATCAGCCCACGCACCGGGTCGGAGAGCGTGTTGTCTTGTGCAGCGTGTTGGCCGGGCAAGCGCTCCTCGGGGACCTGCTCGCTCACGCCGCGAATGAGGCTCTTGTACGAGCCGCTTACCTTAGCCATGTTGGTTCCTTAAAACTTGAGCCGCCCTGCGAAGGGGCTCTGGCCTTGCATGTTGTTCAGCACGTAGGCGACACCGGGCCGAGTCAGCATGTTGGCGCGCACGTTGCGGATGTGCTCAGCGTTCATCAGCCGGTACGCCATCGTGCGCTCTTCCTTGAGTTCACGGGTCTTGAGGGCGTCCGCGTCGATGGTGTTCTGAAAGCGCAGCTGCGCCTCGGCGGAAATGTAGCGGCGGGCGCTCAGCGGCAGCAGGTCGAACGGCACCACACGATGCAGCCGTACCTCCACCGGGGCGTCGAACTCGTAGGAGCCCTTGTCGGTGTCGTACAGGTAGGTGCCGCGGAGGGTCACGCTGGGGCGGCGCGGGATTGTGTCGATGGCGGCGGTGTCGCCAGGAACCACGATGCGCTTGTTGCCGACCTGCGGCGTGAGCGTCGTGAACTCCGTGTTGAACCACCAGCGGTCTGCCTGCAGCAGCTCGTTGGTGTTGGTCAGTAGGCGCCGGGCGCCGGGCACAGCAGGGTGCGGGGTTTCCAGATCGTTAACAGGCAGCTCGCCCAGCAGGGCAAGGCAGTCGTTGACGACATCCAAGGTATCGTAACTCATTGGGTCTCCTAACGCAAAAAGCCCCCGCCTACCACGAGGGCAAGCGGGGGCTTATTTGGTTGATCCGATTACGGGATCAGGATGGCACCGGCGTACTCGGCGCGGTTGGGGCCGACCGCGAACGACAGGTGGCTGTCCACGAGCCAGCTCTTGGAGAGCTTGTCGTAGAAGATGTCCGATTCCAGCGGGATGGCTTCACCGGCCATGATGGCACGCGGCGAGAAGGCCAGGGCGCCCAGCTTGGTGAAGTCGCCGTCGTATGCGTTGCCGTTGCCGGTGTTGGACAACAGGTGGCCGGTGATGTTCAGGCCAGCGGGCAGGTTGTTCGAGCTGAACACGGGCACGCCGTAAGTCTTGAGCACCCATGCGTCGTTGACGCGGTTGCCAGCGGCGGTGACGTACTCGGTGTTGACCAGCTGCTCGGCCTGCACCAGGGTGTAATACTGCTCGGGCTTGACCACGATCATGACATCGTCGTTGCGCGGGTCCACGTCCTTGTTCTCGAATTTGACCATGAGGCGGGCCAGGGCAGCGTACAGCTTGGCCGGGTCCTGCAGGTCACCAGCAGCGGCCAGGGTTTCCTGCGCGCCGCCGAAGTGGCCGGAGGGCTTGCCCGCCACACCACCCGAGTAGCTCGACTGCGTGAGCAGGGCTGCCTTGATGGCCTGGATGAAGAAGGCTTGGTCCCAGAACTTGCCGATCTTCTTGCCCTGCTCGACGGCGACTTCGCGGCGCACGTCAATGTTGGTCAGGAACACGTCCAGCAGTGCGAACACTTCGCGTGCGGCCACCACCGTATCCACGGTCACGGAGTTCTTTGCGAAGTCCGACTTGGTGCCGTCGAGGGTGGCGCCGGGCGTCACCTTCTGCAGCGTGGACTCACCCACGGCGCGGTTGGTGAAGGTGTCGGTGCCTTGGATGCGGCGCACCGGGATCATGCCCTGCATGATGGAGCGGCGGGCGATGGTGCCCTCGACCATGCCGGTGAACTCCTCGATAACGAGGGCGTCCAGCGCGCCGGTCTGGTTGGCTTGGTTGACTTGGGTAATGGAGAAAACGTCGTCGAGAGCCATGTGGCCTCCTTGTTTGGATTGAACTGCCCGCCCCGTAAGGAGGGCGGTTCTTGGTCATTATACGGACAGGGTCACAAACCAGCTGCGCGGCCAGCCAAACGGCGTGCCCGCAGGGTCTGGTACTCCGGCAGGTGCGAGACATCCCCACCGCGATTCTTGCGACTCAGCTCTTCCACCTGCCGCGCATAGTCGCGGGCGGTGAGCGGGCTGTCCCCGGCAGGCGCGGCGGCGGCTTCCGGTTTGGTGGCTGGGGTCTTGGGCACACCTGGGCGCCCTGCCTTGTTGAACGCTTTGGCGAGGTAGTCGGCCGCGGCCTTGGCCTGCAGTCCGCCAGCGGCGAACGCGGCGTTGATCTGGGCCTTCTCTTCGTCCGTCGCCTGAGCGCTCGCCCAGGTCTGGATGGCCTTCCATGCGTCCTCGCCACCCACCGCCGAGTGCACGATGGAAGTAACCTTCGCATTGTGTTCGTCGGTCTTGCGGACGGTGTCCTCGTAGGCACGCTTGGCGAGGGCAAGGTAGCGGTCCTTGTCCTTAGCCTTGTCGCCCAGCGCCGCCAACTTGGCCTCCAGCGGGCCGAAGTCGCCGTCGCGGGCGGCTTCGATCACGGGGTCCGTGCTGGCGATGCCCAGCCCGGCCACGTAGTCGAGCGCCGTGTCCAGCAGCGGGTCCCCTGTCGGTTCAAACTTGGC